GGGCTCAGATTAGGCCGTTTGTGGTTGCGGGGTGTGCGTCGTGTGTGCGGTGTGGGTTCCCGATTTTGCCTGGTGATCCTTGGGATCTTGGCCATGTTGATGGGGATCGTTCTCGGTGGGCCGGGCCTGAGCATCGGGCTTGTAACCGGGCGACGGCTGGCCGGCGTCGTAGGGTTTCTAGGCGGTGGTGAGTGGCTGCCCGGAAGAAGAAGGCTGCGGCTGATCTCGAGCGGATCATTGAGGATGCGGCTAAGGGTGATTGGCGGGCTGCTGCTTGGCTGATCCGTTACCGCAAGGACGACAAGCCGGCCACGGGTAGGGACGGCGTCGACGAGCTCGCTAGGAAGCGTTCGGCCCGGAGGAAGACCGGTTGACGGTCACTTACGGTGCTGGTGTTGAACTTCCGGCGTTCGAGCATGTCCCCGGCTACTTGTCTTCTGCCGGTGCTGAGGCTGTAGAGCTTGCGGCGCTTGCAGGGTTGAACCTTGACCCGTGGCAGGTGCATGTGCTCGAGCACAGCCTTGGCGAACGTGAGGATGGGCGTTGGGCCGCGGTTGAGGTGGGGTTGTGTGTCCCGAGGCAGAACGGAAAAAACAGCATCCTCGAGGCTCGGGAGTTGGCCGGCCTGTTTCTCCTCGACGAGAAGCTGCTGATCCATTCGGCGCAGCAGTTCAAAACCGCCAAAGAGCACTTCCTGAGGATCCTGGGGCTGATCGAGCAGACACCAGACCTAGACCGCCGTGTGAACAAGGTGACGAGGACGCATGGGGAGGAGGGGATCGAGTTGAAGGACGGCAAGCGGCTGTTGTTCTTCGCCCGGTCTAAGACGTCCGGCAGGGGGTTCGCGCAGGCCGATTTCGTCGCGTTCGACGAGGCCATGTTCTTGCCTGAGTTCGTGATAGCGAATCTCGTGCCGACGCAGTCTTCGAACCCGAACTATCAGCGGTGGTATGTCGGGTCGCCGGTCGACCAGGCGATACACCCTGAGGGGGTCGTGTTCGCCCGTGTCCGTGACCGTGGACACAAGGACTCCGACGACAGGATGGCCTGGTTCGAATATTGCGCCAACGCCGACAACCCCGCGGCGGTCGACGAGAACATGTTCACCTCAGAGGACGTGTGGGCCCAGGCGAACCCAGGGTTGGGGATCAGGATCTCGACGGACGCGGTTCAGGACGAGCTCAGGGCGTTAGACCGCAGGACGTTCGCTGTGGAGCGTTTGGGTGTGGGTGACTGGCCCGATATTGACGGCAACGACGCCGCCATCATCAGCCCGGAGGACTGGCAGGCCATCCAGGTCGAACAAGGGGAGATCGTTGGGCCTGTCTGCTTCGCGATCGATGTGTCACCGGAACGAACAACCTCAATCTCGGTGTGTGGCAGGGACGTGGACGGGAACCGGCAGATAGAGGTGGTGGAGCACAAACCAGGAACAGGATGGGTCGTGGAACGTCTGAACGAGCTCGACCAGGCCCACAACCCCGACATGATCTGCATGGACGCGTTCGGCCCCGCGGCCTCTCTGCTGCCTGCATTGTCTGACGCAGGTGTCAAGATTACGACGATGACGTCGACCGACCATGCCCAGGCATGTGGTCTGTTCATCGACGCTGTACAACAGCAGACAGTGAGGCACCTCGGCAGCATGGAGCTCCGCAACGCGGTCAAAGGCGCCAAAGTACGCCCGCTGAACGACGCATGGGCGTTTTCACGTAAAAACAGCGGTGTCGACATCAGCCCGTTGGTTTCTGTGACGTTCGCGCACTGGGCGAGCAGCACGACCGACACAGGTGGAGACTGGACGTTCTACCGATGAGCAGGGTTGTTGACTTCCTGAAACGCGCCGCCGCCGGCCCGACGATCCAGCGTGTTGAACCGCTGGAGGGCACCAGGGTCAGCCTGTGGAACGATTTCGGCCCCATCCAGCAGTTCTGGGACAACACCTTCAGAACAGGTTTGTACGGTGACGCGACGTTGGCGGAACGTGTGTGGGTGGCGAACCGTTGTCAGCAGCTGAACAGTCAGCAGATCGCGTCTATGCCGCTCGAATACCACGGGGCGGATGAGCCCTTGTGGGTTTCTGCTCCTGATCCGGAGTGGTATCCGAACGGGATCGGTGACGCCCTCCACGCGATCGTGAACCAGCTGTACGGGTGGGGGTTCTCCTGCCTGTACGTCACAGACTTCTACGCCACCGGGTTCCCACGCACATGGACGGTTCTTCCCTCCAACTCGATGCAGATCACGATGGAAGACGGACGCCGAACCTACAAGCTCGGAGAGACCGAGCTAGACCGGTCAAGGGTTGTGCAGATCGACCGGAACCCGTCCACCGCCGTCAAAGGCACCTCCGCCCTGTACGCCTACGCTCAACAGGCCTGGGGTTCACTCGGGGCCGCTAGCCAGTCGAACAGCGTGACCGGCGGCGACATCCCACAGACGGTGCTGAAGCCCCAGCAGCGGGTGACGAAAGAGCAGGCGCAACAGATCCAGGACGACTGGGCCGAAGCCGCCGCCTCGAGGGGCACGAAGCCGGCGATCATCCCGCCCAACCTCGAGTTCGAAGTGCTGGGCCTCAACCCGACAGACCTCAGCCTGTTGGAGACGCAGGAGTGGAACGCACGGGTCATCGCGACCGCGTACGGCGTACCCGCAACCATGCTCAACATGGCCCTCCAGGGCGGCCTCACGTACCAGAACCCGGCGGCGTTGGGTGAGCAGTGGTGGAGGTTCGAGCTCCGACCGACCGCAACCCGGATAGCCAACGCTTTGTCGGCCCAGATGCTCCCTCGGGGGCAGTGGGTGTCGTTCGACGCGGCTGACACGTTCGAGCCGGTCATCACCCCGGAAAACGACGAGCAGCTATCACAGGTCGCTGACGCTTCACCTACGCAGCAGCCGCCGAACGTCGTTGACATCACCGCCGCCCGGACAGCGGCCCCGCAGGTGACGCTCGAGGAGGGCGCCATCAACCTCCCGCCCGTGATCGTGAACCCGCCACGCGTGAACGTCCAAGTACAGCCAGAGTCAGTAACCAAGCGAACCGTGACGTTCTCGGACGGGCGGAAAGCAACGATCGAGGAGGAGAGAACAGCCCATGTCAATCAGTAACTACGCAGAAGACGCAATCCTCAACGCCATCTTCAACAACGCCGCCCTCCAAAAGAGCGCCCGGTACGTGAAGCTCCACACCGGCGATCCTGGGGAGGCGGGCACGAACAACGCCGCCGGCGAAACCACCCGCAAATCCGTTACAGGGGCCGCGGCGAGCTCGGGCACCTTCACCAGCGTCAACGACCTGGCCTGGACGAACGTGTCCACCAGCGAGACCTACTCACATATTTCGCTGTGGGACGACCCGACCGCCGGCAATTGCCTCTGGACAGGCGCCCTCACTGCGTCCAAGGCCGTCAACAGCGGCGACAGCTTCACCATCCCCACCGGCAGCCTCACCGTTTCCGTCGACTAGGAACCGATGGCTGTTACCGCTCAGGGCTCGGGCACCCAGACCGCCACAGTCACCACAGAACACACGTTGTTGGACGTGGCGGTCGCCGGGACGTTCACCCTCCACGTCGACACCGTCAACATGGCCTCCGGTGACATGGTCGAGCTCCGCGTCTACCAGATCGTCCTGACCGGCGGCACCAGACGGGTGGCGTATTACGTCGCATACGTCGACGCGCAGGCCGCAGACGACCTCATCAAAATCAGTGTGCCGATCTCGAACGAACTCACAGACTCCGGCTCGCTACGGTTCACCCTCAAACAGACCCTCGGCACGTCCAGGAACTTTCCGTGGAAGGTTCTGAAATATGCCTGACTTCCCCGGTTCTGGTTCGCTCGCCCCGAAGATCGCGATTTCGAGTTGGGGCCACATGACGCACAATTGGGACTGGGCCGACTTCAACAACAGCGTTGCGGCTGCGACTGCGTGGCCGACGAACAACAAAGCGTTGTTCTGCGCGTTCTACGTCGAATACGCGGTGTTGGCCCAGAAGATGGCGTGCCAGGTCACGACCCAGTCCGGGAACCTCGACATGGGCATCTACGACCAGAAAGGCAACCTGCTGGTCTCGAAAGGCTCCACAGCCGTCGGCGCCGCCGGCCTCCAAGTGTTGGACATCACAGACACCCTGCTGCTGCCAGGAACGTATTTCATGGCGATGGCCTGTTCCACAACGGCGGCTGCGTTCTCGAGGGCAAGCATCAACACAACGATGGCGCCGCTAGAAGGGCTACAGGAAATGACGACCGCCATGCCGTTGCCGTCAACAGCGACGTTCGCTAACCCGTCACAGGGCGGCATCCCCTATCTAGTGATCCAATGCGCCGCCACCATCTAGATGCCTGACTTCCCCCTCAGACAAGCATCCCCCTTGCACCTGACCGCGATCGCGTCACGGTACGGCATCGGCTCCGAGCTCAGGATCGCGATGGGCGGAGGAACACCCGGCGCTCTCACATGGACGGCGAACCAGGCCGTCTACATGCCGGTGTCGATCCCGTGGCCCTACCTGGTAGCAAGGGTGTTCTGGGTCAACGGCTCCACCATCACCTCCACCAGCGCCGATTTCGGTATCTACACCGCTTCTGGCGCAAAGATCTATTCGACAGGCTCCACCGCCATGGCGGGCGCCTCCAGCATCCAGTACGTCACACCGGGTACTCCGTTCATTTTGGACGCCGGATCGTATTTCTTCGCGTGGGCGTGCAACAACACAACCAACCGCGCCCACGGGTTAGCTATAGCAACACCTGCGACGGCTGCGCTGTGTGGGTGCCTGTCCCAGACGTCAGCGTTTGCGCTCCCGGCGACGGCGACGTTTGCGACGTTCGGCGCACCAGGTGTCGTCGTGTGCGGGATAACCCGTACAGCGTCGGGGTTCTAACGTGGCAGCGCCCTCGACGCGCAACATAGTCCCGCTCCTACCCGCCGCCGTAGCCGTCACCGGTGCAGCAGCCCTCACCGGCACCGGATCACTTACCTGCGCCGGCACCAGGACAAGACTCGGCGCAGCATCCCTTACCGGGACAGGCTCGAGCACGTCCGCAGGCACACGAACAAGGCTAGGAGTTGCCGCCCTCACAGGTACCGGGTCGCTGACGTGCGCCGGTACCCATGACGCATACGGGGCAGCAGCACTTCAGGGCAACGGCACCCTCTCCACGAACGGCACACGGACACGGTTCGGGTTCTGCGACCTGACCGGCACAGGCACGTTGACGTGCGCCGGGACGACAAACCGAGACGGCGCCGCAGACCTCACCGGCACAGGAGACCTGTCCGCCACCGCGACGGTTGGCCTCAACGGGGCCGCAGATCTCACCGGGACGGGGACGATGACGGCGTCGAGCGAACAGCCCGCCACGGGCGTCCCGCCGGGGTTCTTCCCGCAACACCAAGCCCGCCTCAAAGCACAACAACAACCCGAGTCAGTCAGGGCGTCCGTCCACCTCCACGGCAACAGTTACGTGTGGGCGCTCGGGATGGTGCTGGGCCCTGTCTCGCCGGCGGCGTTCACAGGCCAAGCTCACCTGACAGCCACGTCGACGCTCGAGGCTTCCGGGAGGATCGTCGGCCACGTCACAGCCACCGCCAACATCAAGTTCACACCCACCATCAGCCACCAGACAGGGGCAGCACTAACCGGTTCGCTGTTCACCACCACCACCCGAGGGCGAAACGCAACCATCGGGGCAGCTGACCTGATCGGGTTCGGCAGCCTTCGAGCATCAGGTTACGGCCAATCGGGAGGGCTAACGGACGGGCAGCTAGACCAGGAACTTCTGGCGCTGCTCCTATAATCGGGGAGGGGAAATGACCGAGATCCAGATAGAACAGCCAGACGAGCAACACCCAGACCGTGGTGTTCTCCACCGTGCGTTCGCCGCCGACATCACACCCGGCGACGGCAGAACCGTAGACGTGAGGATCGTCCCGTACGGGGAACGGATCACACACAACGACGGGCTAGGCGGTGTACCGGTAGGGATGCCGTACACAGAGGAATGGGCACCAGGCGTGTTCGGGCACCAGGTCAAAGCCGCACACCGTGTTCTAGCCAACGTCGAGCACGAACAGGGGATCGGCGGGATCGTCGCCCACGGCGTAGCCCTCCTCGACGACCAAGACGGGTTCTACGGCTCGTTCAAGTTCCACGACACCCCCGACGGCGACAAAGCACTAATGCTGATCAGGGAAGACATCCTCGAGGGCGTCTCCGTCGAAGCCATCCCCCAGAAATCAGTGAAGACCAAGGACGGCGTCGTCCAACGCGTCAAGGCCCACCTCCGAGCTATCGCGTTCTGCCGGGAGCCGGCCTACAAACAGGCCATGGTTCTCGCCGTACGGGAGGCGGCGACGATCCCTGACGAGCTCCAGCCCGTCGACATGGATCCCGAGTTGGTTGCGCGTTGTCACGCCCTGGGTCTAGAATTGCCGGAGCGTTACAAGGCGCACCTCGCCGCACAGGACACCCCCCAAGAGGGCACCTCCGAAGGCGACACCCGCCAGTCAGACGAAAACACTGATTCCTGACTTTCGGAGGGTAAAACAATGGCAGGTTCGCAGTCCGAACTACGGCTCGCCCGTCTGATCGACGAGCGTGAGCACACCCAGACTCTCCATGAGGAGACTCTGGCGAACATCGAGAAGCGCGACGACAAGACCATGACCGACGTCGAAGAGAAGCAGGTCGTGGCGTACCGTGAGCGGATGTTCGACCTCGACACCGAGATCAAGGGTCTCGCGGAGACGGTCGAGCACACGAACAAGGCCGCTGAGGAGTCCCGCAACATCCGCCGCGTACTCGGTGGCGGCGAGACCCTGACCGACGACGGCGAGATGGTGTATCGGTCGATGGCCGAGTACGCCCGCGACGTCATCATCACCCGCAACACCACCGAGGCGTCCAAGATCCAGGGGATGCTCGGAGACCGCAGCGAGATCGAGAAGGCCCAGACCCGCCTCCAGCTGCTCAAGCGCACACCCGCGAACACGTTGAGCTCGAACGTGGCGGGCCTGACGCCTGCTCAGCACATCGACCAGATCTTCCAGGTCATCAACACCTCGAGGCCGCTCGTCGCCTCCGCAGTCCACGCCGACCTCGTCCGCGGGCAGCTGACCTACCCGCAGGTCGACACGTCCCCGGTCGTCGCGGTGCAGAACACCGAGAAGACCGAGGCAGGCAACACCGGCCTCGCCGTCAGCATGATCACCGCAACCGCAAGCACCTACCTCGGCGGCGGAGACCTGTCATGGCAGGCCATCAACTGGTCAACACCCAACGCGCTCGACCTGTGGTTCCAGCTGGCCGCCGCGGACTACGCGCTCAAGACGGAGCAGGACGCGGCCCAGGCGATGCAGCACAGCGCCTTCAGCAACAACGCGTCCACGACGATCTCGGGGACGGCGACGTTCGCCGAGTTCATGGCCGCTGTCGGGCTCGGCTACGGCGAAGTGTTCGCCAACTCGGGCCGGATCGCGAACACCATCTACATGGCACCCGACCGTTACGGGTACCTCCTCGGCACCACCTCCGCAGCGTTCACGCAGTTCGTGAACGTCGGCACCGACGGTGTCGGCCCCCTCAACATCGTCGTGTCCCGCGGCATGGACGCTGGCGTCATCGCC